TACTCGTCGATGTGTAGTGGGTTTACATTACCTGTATCAATACCGCCTTGATGACCAGAACGTGTTTGATGATTTGCTACTGCTTGTCCTAAAATACTCATAGTATTCGTTTACTCCAATTGGATTTACTTATTAATTAATGCCACGTGACATTGATTTACTGCGTCGACGACCTAAAGCGGCAATCTCTCTTGATGTACTATGTTGGTGACCTTTAGCGATAAGCTTACGAACTTCTTCGTTATGCTCCTGACGCGTTAAGTCTCCACCTTTACCATCAGTGTTAGGTGTGTTATCACCCTCCATTAATTGTGCCGGTTGTACGTAGTCTCCCGATGCAGTGAATGCGTTGGTCAACTCTTGTATGGCTAATTGCGCGCCCATACCACCTTGTTTAATCAATGCATTCATCTCTGATACTTTGGTTTCATCAAGGTTTGTTTTAGCCCATGTAGCTAGTTCTTTGAACGTTTGTTCACCTGTTTGTTTAGTGACACCTTCAAATGCTTTCTCTACCTGACTAAAAATTGCTTGGTCTGCTGCTGTACTAGCTGTGACGTTTGTCTCATGTAACTGAGTCATCTGTCCTGTTAGTAATGCTGCCATGCCTTCACCATGTTTAGCTGAAAGTGCTGCATAGATTTCAGGGGTAGCTTTACCCTCGTTACCTTGTACTGCTTTCAATACTTCACTTGGATTCATACCTGCTTGTGTTACCATCTCCGCTAGCTGTTGGGCTGCGCTTGACTTATATGTAACTACAGGTGCAGGTGCTACTACAGGTGCTACAACCGTTTCTGGTGTAACTGGTGCTACCACGGGTGCTACTACTGGAGGAGCGCCTGTGGGTGTTGATGGTTGTCCACCTTGTTCTTCTTCGCGTTTAACGAATTTATTTTGCATCCACATTATTGGGGTGCTCCTTGTGCTGTGCCTTTGGCAACTTGTTGTGCTTCCATACCTGCCGCCTGCGCGTTCTGTTTAGCGCGTTCTGTTTGCTCTGCTTTAACCTTGTCTTCATCTTTTAAGAACTTCTCGTAGTCTACGCCATGGCTTGAACCAAGCACAGCTATTAAGTTACCGAAATCGACGCGTATCATAACTTGTTCCGGTAACTCTGCCATGTTGGCAAGGTCTTGGAAGAAGTATCTAATGCGGTCTAATTCGCTACTACGAGATAAAGACTCTAGTCCTGTCACAATGACAGGTTCTACGTCTTTAAATAAAGGGTTTAACTGAGCTAATAGCCTCTTAGCTAATGGTAGCTGTAATTCTGTTGCTAGGTTTGAGTATACGCCTCCGAGGGATGCTTCAAGCTCTTGGGCTTGCATACGAATCTCTTCGGCTGTGACACGTTCGGCATCGCGAGTTACTGCTGCTGTTAGCAAGAAGGCTCTACCGATCCGACGCTCGACTGCTGAGAATTGGTCTGTTAAGAATGCTGCTGCATTTGATACTTGCGGTGCATGAACGAATAGATCTTCTTCTCTACCATGTACATACGCACCTGATTTAGCTTCAGTTATTTCTCTTACGTCTGTCATACCTGCGGGATTTACTAAGTTCTTAACGTCAGTAGCTAGAACTGTAAAGTCTAGTATTGCTTCTGCTAATGTACTCAGTGTCCAGAAATCACCTGAGTAATTCTCGACTAGCCCTGTACCGTAATCTTTGTTTCTAGCTAAGTTCCATGTTAACGGTAGATATTCTACATCATCTTCTGCAACGTGTCCTACTTGAGTATGTGCGTAAGCTATATCTTCTAGCTCTTGCCATATCATGTACTTACCAACACTGGTTCTAACTACGCAAGTGTATATAGATACATCTGCGTCTGAGTCGTAACCTTCCGCTAATGCTCTTGCATGTAGGTCGTCTGGTAGTCCGGATACTGCTTTAGTATCACGAAGTATTAACTTAACTGTGTCACCTGCAACGTCTCTTTTGCAAACATAGTCGCGTAAGCTATACACTTGCATCTTCTTGCCTTTAGGCATAAAGAGTAAGCTGTTACCTGTGACTATCAAATGTTGTACTACTTGAGTCATCGCGACTCTAGCGTTTACTTTGTCTAGCTCGTGCATTGCTGCACGTTCTGCTGATGCCAAGTTAGCGTCTATCTCTGCAGGGGTTATACCTGTGGATTCTTCTACACTGGCTCGCTGTTCAGCAGAAAGTTGCATACGAAAGAATGGTCTAGATGGTTGAAACAAGGCTAACATGATTTTGTTAGCTAAGTTTGTTACTGCTTGTGCGCCTACCGATTGATAGTCGTTCTGCATTTCATCTGTTTCCATTAAAGGGTCGTCTGGGAATATGTTAGGTAGTGTCCACCCTGCATATCTCTCGCACCTTTCTATAGTTGTTTCTCTAGCTGCGTCGCTCTTTTGAAATTCGGTCTTTAATATAAAACCTGATCCCATGTACTTATTTTGTATATCAATGGGTGTCATTTTGTGACCTCTAATTGTAGGTCGCTGTATTCACTAACCGTATGCAACTTTCTCGCACTTTCATCATCCGTGGCGTCAGAAGCTCTAAAGCTCATCCACCATGTATCTTCTAGTACGAACCCTGCACGTTTAACACCTGCAGGGCTTATAAAGACTTGTGGTCGTTCCATAGCATCTATGACGCATGAGCCTTCTTCTGTTACAACACGAATCTTTCCTCGCGAAACTATGTTAATCCACTCGTCAGTGTGTATAGCACCTACTAGTGCTGTACCTTTCTTAATGAATATCATTCTTGCGTAACAACCGTCTGAGCTATACTGTTCTAGTGGTACTTCTTGTTCTTCTAAAGAACCGTCAGCAATACCGTTCAGCATAAACTTCTCTGTGTCGTTTAACTTGTCACGTATGTTAGTATTTATCGCGAACCCTGTTTTTAATGTAACGTCTGTACTCATGCGTCCTCCTAGATAGACAAGTTTGACTGTCCTTGCGAACGGATGTCATCATCAATTGTGTCATCTATTCGTAGGTTTATATTACCTTGGTCGCCAATACCTTCGCCTTCTGTTTCCGCAAACTGAGCCGCTTCGAGCGCATCTTTCTTAGCCTGTCTAGCATCTTTACGCGCCTCTTGCTTAGCGTCGATAGCTTGTACGTTGCTTACTGTTGCTGTTACTAATCCCGTTGCTATAATAGCTGCTGCTACCATGCTCATTGTATTCTCCTGTTAGGTATCAACCATGTTGCGTCGTATGAAATCCATTACGTCTTCCATACCTTCCCGTCTCTGAACTGACTCTATTGAGTCTGTTACTTTAGGACGTTGGTAAGGAAAGACTTGTGATAGCTTCTTGAACGCTGTCTGTGACATACCTTTTGTTGTACTCGTTGCCATTGGTGTGTCCTTTGTCTATAGGGAACTGTTACCCGAAAAAGTATCCTGCACCCGTTATGTTATTTATATCGTAATCACCCGTAGGAGGGATGGTAGATAGGTCTGCACCTACTTGTTCACCCCAGGCCCGTAAAGGATCATGCTTACTGTACAACGTGTGAAACGAGCTTCTAATCGCTTTAAACAGTACTTCTGTGTTACCTGCATGAGTTCCAAAATCGTCATGTATCATTGCATAGCATCTGAAGTCTGTACTGTTAATGGTCATAACCATATGAGTCGAGTCAATCGAATGTACAAAATTAGGTGCTATACCGCTACGTTGCTGTGACTTCTTAGGTTCCCCATAGTCATCATAGTCAGACACTTTCAACTGTAGTGCGACACCTCCACAAAGCTTAGTCTGTACTCTATACACAGGCACGTCCTTGTAGTACTGGTACACTGGAAAACCTATAGGGGTTAACCATGAACAGTATTCGTCACCTACGTTCTTCTTCACCCATGCCATAGCACCTCTCGCTGCTATTACTGTTTGTCCTATAGCTTCCCATAGGTAGGGTGTTAAATACTTCGCGAGTGTCCACTGATGTTTCGGTTCTAGTTTAAATAGCTCCCAGTTGTCCTGTACCCACTCAAATATATAATCTCTAGCAGACGTTTGTGTAGCACCATAAGGCAATGTCATTACAGGTCGTTTAGCTAGCTTTCGCGTTAGCCTGACTTGCAACCACTTACGCGCCCTAGGGTCATCAATCGTCCGTAAGATAGCTGTACACCTGTCTGCCACTTCTTGGTATATGTCTTCTGGTGTTTCACTGTCTTTGAGGTTGGTTGCTGTTGCTCCCACTTCGTCTCGCAGCATTGCTGAGAAATGTTGTAGGCCGTTACAGCTACCGTCAAGTCCTACTGGAATACTTGAGTGTGCTTCGGTATTTCTACCGTAGTCACAATCTGCCCATTCGTAACAGAACGCTAGGAACTGGTACGGCTTGTCTGCTTCTCCCCACC